CAAAAAGAAATAGATGTAGAAAAGAAATGGTTAGAAATAGTCTTTGGCTTTGTAAATAAAAAGAAAAAGAAAGATGAACAAAAAGACTAAAAACAAATTTGAATCTTCTATTAGGATGCAATATCAAGATGCTATTCTTTTTATAATTAGAGCTATTGATTATCACAATCAACAAGCTATGACAGATTTTAGCAATCACCAATTTCATCAAAAACAAGCAACAATACTAAAACTTTATTTAATTGACATAAAAGAGTTCATTACAGAGAAAGAAAACAATGGATAAAACTGTACCGAAACTGTTCCAAAACTGTTCCATTTTTAGTGTTTTTGGTACAAAAGCAAGGGAAAACTGTACTGTTCTATATACATTTCTAATGTATAGAACAGGTACAACTTACTCAGCATAACAATTTAATATTATGAATGAATCTTTAATAGATTGTATAAAAAAAGTTAATATCGCTAGAACCCTTATAAAGACTAAGTTTGGGGTCGATAAACCAGAACAATTAGTCAATATTGAGTTCCAAAAAAGGTTTTACAAAGCCAGAACAAAGTGGAACAGAGCACAATCATTCGGCTCAAACGCTGATGTTATAAGGGATTCAGCAATGATGCTTAGAGCTTATGATGCTTTGGAACAAGAATTAGCAAGAGAAGGCATAATTGCATTACCAGTAGAAACGTGGTTTGTTGAACGCACTGATATAGAGCAGAATGTTTTAATCTGTAGAACTGAAGAACAGAAAGCAAATGCAGCTGAACAATTTAAAGAACGCTATGTTATCTTCTCAGCAGAAGAATTAGTAAATATGTTACACATAGATATATTTAATTTAAAAGCTAAGTTAGAAGAAAATGGTATGATGCCTAAAGTAACTAACTACAAAAGCAAGGATGATCACTAGAAAATGTATAACTTGTCATAGAACTTTATCTACTGAACACTTTGAAACCAAAGCTAATAAGAAAGGTGAGTTTACTCGTAGACAATGTCGTTCTTGTACACAATCACAAAGAGAGCTCACTAAAAGTTCTAATCCAGAATCATATTTAAAAAACTTATTTGCACAATTAAAGTCTAGTCGTAAAGACTCAGGTATTGAATGGAATATAGATATTGAGTATGTCTATACTATCTGGCATAAACAAAAAGGTAAGTGTGCTTTATCTGGTATGAATATGACATGGCAAAAGGGTGTTGGCTCAGTACATTATTCTGCATCTATAGATCGTAAGAACAATGATTTAGGTTATGTAGTAGGTAATATACAATTAGTTTGCTCTATGGTTAATAGAATGAAACATACTCTTAATGATTCTGAATTATACTGGTGGGCAAAAAACATTGTAGAATTTAGAGAAAAGAATTTATAATGGCTTTGGTAGCAATAAAACACTTCTCCTACTCTCCTTTTTTATTTTATTGCTACCACCTAATATGACAGTAAAGATAGACATACAATCAAACATTAAGCAGGTACAAAAGAAATTAAATATGTTTCAAAAGAAACATTTACCTGAAGCATCTGCTAACGCTATCAATGAAGTTGGTGTCAAAGCAGTTAATGCTATGCGATCACAGTTAGCTAAGAAATTAGATAGACCAACAATGTTTACTAAGAAAGGTGTAGTTCTTAAATTTAAAGCAAGACCCAATGATCTATCTGCATTGATAGAAGTTCCACCAATACAATCTAAGTATTTAGAAAAACAATTTGAAGGTGGTATAGAGTCGGCAAAGAATCAACAGATACCAGTACCTTATGACAAAGGTGTGCTTAACCAGTATGGTAACATCAGAGGAAGGCGTAGAGGATTTGCAAAAAGAAAAACAGAATTCATTGGTCAAGTAAAAGGTATTGATGGTGTCTGGCGTAGAACTGGTGGTAAAAAGAATCCACAACTAAAACTAATCATAGGCTTTGAGAAGGTAGTAAGATACACCAAGAAGCTAGAGTTTTTTAAAACTGTTTCAGGTGTAGTCAACAAGAACATAGATAAGATTCTAAATAAGCACATACAAAGGATAATTGGTAGATGATAGATGAATATAGCATTAGACTATGATGATACATATACTTTAGACAAAGACACTTGGAATAAAGTTATTGATACTTTTATTAAATATGGACATAAAGTTTATTGTGTAACAAAAAGATATGAAAATATTTCTGAAGATATAAAACAAGATATGAACATTCCGATTATATATGCTACAAAATCTAAATTAGAAGCAGTTAGAAAAGCAAACATACAAATAGATATTTGGATAGACGATAAACCACAAAGCATAACTCCATATAGAAGTAAAAGTTTTTATAACAATGGTTTTAGAAGATGATACAGACCCCCCATACAAAGGTACTTTCTGGAGCAAACTATATGGGTTATTCGCGACGTCGATATTTTTTTAGAGTGGAACATTTTACAACTGGTTAATTTTCATCCAATATGGTTAGACTCAAGCAAGAAAGCACTTACAACAAAACTAAACACAAATATAAAAAAACCAGTCAAGGTAAGCGTAAATTGAAGACTTCTACTATGAATAAACATAAAAGAAGGCGTATCAGCAAAAAATTAGCTAACAAACAATAGATAATGGCTACTAGAAAAGAAGTTGCAGAACATTTAGACCTAAGTTTGGTTTCTATAAGCAAATTGATACAAAAAGGTGTCTTAGATGTAAAACAAGGCAGAAATCCAATGGATTTAGAACTATGTCGTAAAAACTACATCAATTATTTAAGAACATTAGGTAATTACAACAAAAGAACTGGTACTGGTGACATTGCTGAAGAAAAAACACGTTTAACTAAGGCACAAGCAGACAAAGCAGAGCTAGAAGTATCAGAATTAGAAGCTGAATTGATTCCAGCTTCACTTGTGCAATCAACTTGGACAGATTATATTGCTAATGTAAGAGCTAAATTACTAGCTTTACCATCAAGAGTTGCACATTTAGTCATTACTACAGACAAATATGTTGAAGCAGAACAAATTATAAAAGAACAAGTTTATGAATCTTTGCAAGAATTAGCAGAAAATGGAATACCAACAAAATATAGACAACGTAATAACAGCAATAAATCAGATTTGGAAGCCACCACCGAATCTGAAAATATCTGATTGGGCGGATAATTACCGAAAGTTATCACCAGAATCTTCAGCAGAAGCTGGTCAATGGCGTACTGATCGTGCTTCTTATCAAAAAGAAATCATGGATGTCTTTAATGACCCTGATATTCAAAGAATTGTCGTAATGACATCATCACAAGTAGGTAAAACAGAAATAATACTTAATACTATTGGCTATTATGTAGATCAAGACCCATCACCGATGATGATTGTGCAACCAACACTACAAATGGGACAAGCATTTAGTAAAGATCGTTTATCTGCAATGATTCGTGATACTGAAAAGATCAATGATTGTTTTAAAGAAGCAAGATCAAGAGATTCAGGTAATACTGTTTTACATAAAAAATTTGCTGGTGGGCATCTAACGATTGTTGGTTCTAATTCTGCATCTGGTTTAGCATCAAGACCTATAAGAATATTGTTAATGGATGAAGTGGATAGATATGAAGCATCAGCAGGTACAGAAGGAAGTCCAGTAGATTTAGCTATAGCAAGAACAAAAACTTTTTGGAATCGTAAGATATATTTATGTTCAACGCCAACGATTAAAGGTCTATCAAGAATTGAACAAGCCTTTTTAGAATCCGATCAGCGTTATTATCATGTGCCTTGTCCAGAGTGCAATCACAAACAAGTTTTAAAATGGAAGAATGTAGTTTGGGAAGATGATAAACCAGAAACAGCTAAATATGCTTGTGAAGAATGTGGCTCTATTATTGATGAAGCTAAAAAGCAATGGATGATTAAAAATGGTGAATGGATAGCCAGTCAACCTTCAGTCAATACTGCTGGTTTTCATATCTCAGAATTATATTCTGTTTGGTCAACATGGGCAGATATGGCAATGGCATTTTTAGAAGCAAAGAAACAACCTGAAATGTTAAAGACTTGGATTAACACTGCACTAGGTGAGTCATGGGAAGAACAAGGGGATGCTGTTGAATACGAAACATTATTAGAACGCAGATTAAATTATGATCACACAACAATACCTGAAGAAGTTTTAATATTAGTTGCAGGTATAGATACACAAAAAGATAGATTAGAATTACAACTTGTAGGATTTGGTAAAAACTATGAATGTTGGGTGATAGATTACAAAATATTTTGGGGTGACCCAAATGCTGCTAATGTTTGGACAGAACTAGATACTTATTTAAAAAGAAGATTTAAAACAGAATCTGGTCGAGTTATGCCTATCTCTTGTGCTTGTGTGGATTCAGGTGGACATCATACGCAACAAGTTTATTATTTTACGAAGCCAAGACAAGCTAGGCGAGTCTTTGCTATTAAAGGTGCTAGTCAAGCTGGAAAACCAATTGCAAATAGACCTACTTATGTCGGTAGAAATAAAGCAGTGTTATATCCAGTTGGTACTGATACAGCAAAAGAAGCAATCTTTGCTAGATTATCTGCTGACCCTGAAAATACCACAATACATTTTGCTAGTGATATAGATGAAGAATATTTTAAACAATTAACAGCAGAAAAAAGAGTAACAAAGTATGTGCGTGGTAAACCTACTATGGTATGGAAACAAATAAGAGATCGTAATGAAGCATTAGATACTTTGGTTTATTGTTTTGCAGCTATATATATTTTGAATCCTAACTTTGATGTTATAGAAGAAAAAATATTAACTGGTGATACTAGACCACCTGACCCAAATAGAACAAAACAAAGATTACCAATAAATCGTGGCAGAGGTAATTTTGCTAATAGTTGGAAATAAAAAAAACCCACTAATTAAAGTGGGTTTCTTTTCATAATTTTCTCCTTATTTATATTGCTTCTATTCGTGATCTAACATCTGACAAAGTATCACTTAAGGTTTCGCAACCAGAATGCAAAGCAATATCTCCATCTAAATTAAGTTCTTCAAGATTTCTTTGTATAGAGCATCTTAAACTTATCATGTCTGAAATTGCATCTTCTATGTTTTCTAGCTTTGCTAATTTTTCTATATTTGTCATAATTTTCTCCTAATAGGAAGAAGCTTACGCTTCCTCCATATCGTTAATTGTATTTAGTGCGTAAGAAAGAGTATTGATTCCGTCATAAAAACCCCTAACCTCTTCTTTACCTTTTTTAATCATGTAGTAGTAAGCTCTATTATTATCATAAACACTTCCTCTCTCACATTTGATTACGGTGTACCCTTTGTGGGTGTATATTTTATCTTCTAATTTTTTCATAATTTTCTCCTTTTTTATAAATTATATTATAAATATACAGATACTATTATAAATTACAAGTATTATTTTAATTATTTAAGAATTATTTTTTTATTCTAAAAATCTTCTCATATAAGGTATAATTCATTTTAGGTATATCTTTAATTTATGAGGTTTTTGCTTGAGCAACTTATTTGATTCTTCAAACTTTCCAACTAGCGAACCAGTTGAACTACAGCTTGGCGATTTTTGGGCATGGAAAAGAACTAATTTATCCACTGATTATCCTACCGCAGATTATTCTTTGTCTTATGAGTTTAATTTGAACGAAGGTGCAACTGCAAGTAATTTTACTTTAACTGCTTCAGAAGCTAATGATGAATATATTATTTCAACATCAAGTACAACGTCTTATACAAAAGGCAGTTACAATTGGATTGCTTACATAACTAGAACATCTGATTCTGCTAGAATTAAGATTGGTGAAGGTTTTACAGAAATACAAGAAAATTATGCAACTACCAGTGCTTCAGTAAGAAGTCATGCAAAAATAGTTTTAGATGCTATAGAAGCTGTCATTTCCAATCGTGCAACTATGGATCAAAGTTCTATGTCTATTGCTGGTAGGTCTTTATCAAGACTATCAATAGATGAACTTATGACTTTTCGTGACAGATACAAAGCTGAATACATGAAAGAATTAAAAATTTCACGCATAAATAATGGCAAAGGTTCAGGAAATACAATAAAAGTTAAATTTGGTTCAAATAACTTAATAAATCCAACAGAATATTAATATGGCATGGTACAACAATATATTTGGTAACAATACACCAAAAAGAAAACAAACTTTCAAAAGAAGCTATCAAGGTGCAAACACTGGTCGTTTATTTGCAGATTTTTTAACTTCATCAACTTCTGCTGATGCAGAAATAAAAGATAACATTAGATTATTAAGAGATCGTGCTAGAGAATTAGCCAGAAACGATTCTTATATTGCTAGGTACTTAAATTTAATGGTTTCTAATGTCATTGGCAAACATGGCATACGCATTAGTTCTAAAGCTAGAAATGAGGATCAATCTTTAGATATTGGTGCAAACATATTAATTGAAAGAGCATGGAAAGAATGGAATAAATTAGGCAATTGCACAGCTAATGGGCGTTTGTCTTTTTTAGATTGTCAAAAAATATTTATTGAATCGTTAGCAAGGGATGGTGAAGTCTTAGTTAGAAAAATAAAAGACACGAAAAGTCAATTTGGTTTTCAAATACAATTTTTAGAAGCCGATCATTTAGACGAAAAGAAAAATGATGTAAATCCAAAAAATAGTAACAGAATTAAAATGGGTGTTGAAGTAGATAAATTTGATAAACCAGTAGCTTATCATTTATACAAAAATCATCCTTACGATAATACTTACATAAATAGAAATGAACATATTAGAGTACCAGCAGAAGAAATAATTCATGCTTACTTACCAAATAGAGCAGAACAAACTAGAGGTGTATCACTTATCGCAACATCAATGAGCAATGTAAAAATGCTCAATGGTTATTTAGAAGCAGAAATTGTTGCAGCTAGAGTAGGTGCTTCAAAAATGGGTTTCTTTACTTCTCCTGATGGTGATGGCTATGTAGGCGATTCAGAAATGGAAGATACTTATAATCCAGTGGCTTCAGCAAACGCTGGAACTTTTGAACAATTACCTGCTGGAATGGATTTTAAGGCTTTTGACCCTAACCACCCAACATCTGCTTTTGAATCTTTTACTACTTCAGTATTAAGATCAATCGCATCTGGTTTAAATATTTCTTATCACTCATTAAGTAACGATTTAACTTCAGTTAATTATTCTTCTATTCGTCAAGGTGCTTTAGAAGATCGTTCAATGTTTCAGATATATCAACAATTTGTCATTGAACATTTTATAGACCCAATTTTTAAATCTTGGTTAGAAATGGCAATCTCAACTGGTTATATTAACTTACCAATGGGTAAGTTTGATAAATTTGCTAATTCTGTAAATTATATTCCTAGAAGTTTCCAATGGATTGACCCTTTAAAAGAAATGCAATCAAGTGTCTTAGGTTTGCAAAATGGCACAATGACTTATTCAGATATATCTGCTGCTTATGGTCGTGATACTGAAGAACTATTTGAACAACATCAAAAAGAAGTTGAATTAGCAAAACAATATGGTATTGAAATAGCTTATCAACCATTTGGACAAAAAATGCCAGTGGAAGCGAATATTCAAGGTGGGGATGACGATGGCTAACCCTAATGCTGGTATGAAAGCTGAAGCACAGAAGGGTTTAGACTGGCGTGAAGAATTTGGTCGTGGTGGTACTAGAGTTGGTGCTATTAGAGCTAGACAAATAGTTGCAGGTGAAAATTTATCTGATGATACTATTAAAAGAATGTATAGTTTTTTTAGTAGACATGAGGTAGATAAACAAGCAGAAGGATTTAGTTCTGGCGAGGATGGTTATCCTTCTAATGGTAGAATAGCATGGGCATTATGGGGTGGTGATGCTGGTTTTAGTTGGTCAAAAAGATTGGTGGAAAAAATGAAAAAAGAAGATGAAAGAAAATTAAATAGAGCAGAACCAGATGCACTTAAAACTGGTGACTTTGTCAGTTGGAATAGTGCTGGTGGTAGAGCTAGAGGAAAGATTATCAAAATAGAAAGAGATGGGAAAATAAATATTCCTAATTCTGATCTTACTATTACTGGTACAGCAGAAGACCCTGCTGCTTTAATACAAGTTTATAGAAGTGGTGAACCCACTGATACAGAAGTTGGTCATAAATTCAGTACGCTAAGAAAAATTGACCCGATAAGAAATTTTGAATCATTAGATTCAAATGTTAAACCTTTAACAATAAACGATGAGGTAAAAATTATGGATATTGAAAAAGAAGATAGACATATTCTCAATGTTTCTGAAACCGACAATTCAGTAATTGTTGAATTCAAAAAGGTTGAAGAAGAAATGGCAGAAATGGAAGATATTGAAGAATCTGAAGAAGAAGCCATAGTTGATGAAGAAGAAAGGCATATTGATGGTGCTATCAAGTATAGAACTATTGATTTGTCCAGAGCTTCTTACATTGACGAAGAAAAGAGATTGGTTCGTATTGGCGTTTCGTCAGAAGAACCAGTTGAAAGAAGTTTTGGTATGGAAGTGCTAGGACATTCTGAAGGTGATATAAATATGGAATTTATTTCATCTGGTCGTGCACCACTTTTGTTAGATCATGACATGACTAAGCAAATAGGTGTGATAGAGCAATTTAAACTGGATGAGAGTGCTAAAAGAACAATTGCACTGGTAAGATTTGGAAAATCTTCCCTAGCTCGTGAAGTGTTTGAAGACGTAAAAGATGGTATACGCATGAATATATCAGTCGGTTACAGAGTAGATAAACTGGAACGCATGGATGATAAGGATGAAGATTATTATCGTGCAAGCTGGACTCCTATGGAGATAAGCTCAGTCAGTTTGCCCGCAGATCAAAGCAGGCTAGTTGGCGTTGGGCGTTCTGAAAATAAACAACACATTTTACACAAAGAGGTAAAAAAAATGGAAAACGAAAAACAAGAAATTAATCTTGATGAAGTTAAATCTAAAGCTGTTGTTGAAGCTAAAGCTGAATTTAAAAGAAACTCTAAAGAGATTCTCGATCTAGCTAGTCAACACAACAAAAGAGATTTAGCTGACGAAGCTATTTCTAATGGTTTATCAGTGGAAGAATTTAGAGGTGTATTATTAGACAATATTTCTAATAGCGAACCTTTAGAAACTCCTTCTGAAATCGGTTTAACCGAAAAAGAAACTAAAAGATTTAGTATTTTAAGAGCTGTTAATGCAATGGCTAATCCTACTGATCGCAAAGCACAAGAAGATGCTGCCTTTGAATTTGATTGTTCAAGAGCTGCTGGTGAACTTTATGGTAAGACTGCACAAGGCGTGCTGCTTCCACCAGAAGTTCTAAGAACTTGGGGACAACGTGATCTTAATTCTTCTGATGATTCCAGCTTAATAGCTGAAGATTACAGAGGTGGGGATTTTATTGAGGTATTGAGAAATAATTCAGCAGTGCTTCCTTTAGCTAGTGTGCTACAAGGTTTGACTGGTGATGTCAAAATACCAAAGAAAACTGCTGGTTCTACTGCTGCTTTTATTAGTGCAGAAGGCGGAGATTCTTCTGAATCTGAAATGACAGTTGGTAATGTCTCAATGACACCTAAAACTTTAGGAGCTCACACAGAAGCTACTCGTCAATTATTAATTCAATCATCTTTAGATGTTGAGAACTTAATAAGAAATGATTTAGCTGCTGCAATGGCTACACACATTGATAATGTTGCTATAAGTGGTTCTGGTTCAAGTGGTAATCCTACTGGAATTATTAACCAATCTGGTATTAACACTCAAGCATTTAGCACAGATACTGCACCAACTTTTGCTGAAGTTGTAGCAATGGAAACTGCTGTAAGTGCTGATAATGCTTTACTAGGTAACTTAGCTTACATAGTTAATCCTTCAACATTTGGTACATTGAAAACTACTGAAAAAGCCACTAACACTGCACAATTTATTGCAGTTGATGGTGAGATCAATGGTTACAATGCAGTCGTTAGTAATCAAATTACTAATGGTGTTATGTTGTTTGGTAATTTCAGTGACTTGTTAGTTGGTTTCTTCGGTGGTTTAGACATCGTTGTTGACCCTTTCACGCACTCGAAATCAGGAACTGTGAGAATAGTAGCATTACAATCTTGCGATATTGCTGTAAGACACGCTGTGTCATTCTGTAAATCTACCTAGTAGATGGTAATGACAACTGATGGAATGGTGGGCTTAACGCCCACCTTTCCTAATAAAAAGGAAAAAGTTATGAATAAATATTTAATCTTATCTGACACTGTTGCAGATAAAAAAAATGTCAAAGCTGGTGATATTGTTGAACTAGATATTGACGAAGGTAAAGCCTTAGTAAATTATGGTAAAGCTGAAATATCAACTGCTAAAGAAACTAAAAAAGAAAGCAATCGTAGCGTTGGTTTAGAAACATCTGAAGCACCTAGACCAAAAAAAAGAACTAAAAAATAATGGCGTTAGAAAGTGCAGCAGATTTTAATTCTTACCTTGATTCAACTACTGGACATGGTGTAACTGCTACATTTTTTGAAGTACAAAATTCTTTATTCGATCAAAGAGTTGGATTTATAGATTCTTGGTTTGATATAGATTCAGGCAACAGAGAAAATATAAACATAATTATTGACCAAGAATATTTTGATATTGCTGGAAATAGTGTTGCAGTCGAAGGCTTTCAACCAAAAGCGTTAGTAAAATCTTCTGATGTGCCTTATATATCGCATGAAGATCGTTTAATTGTTAATGCAATCACAACTAATAAAGGCACTGTTTTAAAAGCGGAAACAACTTTTGTAATTAAAAATGTACAACCAGATAACACTGGTTTCATAGAATTAATTTTAGAGGAACAATAATGTCTCAATATAGATTAGAAACTGAAGAAGATATGAGTTCTTATCTTGATGCTGATTTTGGTCATGGGCGTACTGCTACTTTTACAAACACAAGTGGTCAAACATCAAATATACAACTTATTTTAAATAATGAATATTTTGAAGAAGAATTTGGAGTAGGTGTTGAAGGCACAAAACCAATTGCTTATTGTCGATCTGTAGATGTACCAAGTGTCAAACATGGCAACACTTTAGCAGTAGCTGCTTATAAAGATGTTGATGGTAATACTTTAGTTGGAGCTAAAACTTATAGTATTGTTAATGTGCAAAAGGACAACACTGGTTTTACTTCTTTAATGTTAGAGGAATTATAATGGCTAACCATGTCAGACAGCAGATTAGAGAGCGTTTAGGCACTGTCTTAACTGGTTTAACTACAACTGGTTCAAATGTATTTGAATCAAGAGTTTACCCCTTAGAAACAGCTAGTTTGCCTTCATTATTGATTTACACAAAATCAGAAACATCTGAACCTATTGTAATAGGCACAAATAGATTATTAGAAAGAAATTTATCAGTAGCTATAGAATGTTATGTAAAAGCAACAAGTAATTTCGATGATTCAGTTGATACAATATGCAAAGAAGTAGAAACAGCTATAGCTGCTGACCCAACTTTGAACAATTTAGCGAAAGATACTTTTTTAGAAAGTACCGAAATAGAATATAATGCAGAAGGTGAAAAGCCAGTTGGCTATGCCACCTTAACATTTAATGTTAATTATTTTAATCAGGAACAAGCACCTGATGTAGCGAGGTAAAAATGAAACTATTTAGTCCAGATGGCAAGATTTCTATAGATGCTCATCCTTCAAGAGTTGAAAGTCTATTGAATAAAGGTTGGAAAGAAGAAGCAACCAAAGAAATTAAATCTTCTTCAAAAAAAGAGGTAAAAGAAAATGGCAGTACATAAAGGAAGCGAAGGCTTAATTAAAGTTGGCTCAGCTACTGTTGCTGAAGTTAGATCATATTCTTTAGAAGAAAGTGCTGATGTAGTTGAAAAAACTGCAATGGGCGATTCTTCTAGGTCTTATTTATCTACGCTTACGCAATTTACAGCATCTGTAGATGTATTTTTTGATGAAACTGACACTGCACAAACTGCATTATCAATAGGTTCTACTGTGACACTAGAGGTTTATCCTGAAGGTGCATCAACTGGTGACACTTATTATAATGGTTCAGCAATTGTTACTGGTTTCACTAGAAGTGCATCATTTGATGGTTTAGTAGAAGCTAGTGTAACTTTACAAGGTTCAGGTGGCTTAACTACTTCAACAGCTTAATATGAAAGTTATTGATAAAGCTAAAGCACATTTTAATTCTTTAGATATTAAAGAAATTGAAATACCAGAATGGAGTGACGATGGTGAAATACTTAAAGTTTATGCAAAGCCATTAACATTAGCGGAAATGTCTAAATTGCAAAAATATGCAAAAGACGATGATGTGGCGTTGATGGCTTATTGCTTAATACACAAAGCACTTGATGCTGAAGGTAATAAAGTATTTGATATAGGTGATAAAACAACCTTGATGAATGGCGTTGATAAAGATGTCTTAGCTAGAGTAGCTACAGAAATAATGTCAGCACCTTCAGTAGAGGAACAACTAAAAAAGTAAGGGAAGATAAAGATTTATTTGCAAGATACTATTTAGCAGAATTGTTGGGAGTAACAGTAGCTGAATTAGAAGAAAAAATGTCTTTATCTGAATTTACTGGATGGTTAGCATATTTAGAAGAAAAGAATAGGCAAATAAACAATGGCAGGAACTGATTATAAATTAAGGATTAAAGGACAAGATCAAACTGGTAAAGCGTTTGGTAAGGTAAATAAAAATATTAATTCTACGCAATCAGCTATGAAAAAATTAGCTGGTGCATTTGCTGGTGCATTTGCAATAAGACAGATAGTACAGTTTGGTAACGAAGCATTACAAGTTGCAGATTCAATTGGTAAAACTGCTGTAGCAGTTGGTGTGACTGCTGAATTTTTGCAAAGGTATCAGTTTGCAGCACAACAAGCTGGAGTTGAAACAGAAAAATTTAATAAAGCGTTAAAATTCTTTTCTAAAGGTATTGGTGAAGCAGAACAAGGCAGAGGTTTAGCAAAAATACAATTTGACGAGCTAGGTATCTCTATTTTTGAAGCAGGTGGTAAAACCAAAACTGCTGAAAAATTATTTGTTGAAACATTCAAAGCATTAGAAAAAGTAGGAAGTGAATCAGAAAAATCTGCAAATTTAGCAGGTCTTTTTGGTTCAAAAATGGTTGATTTGAAAAATATTTCTAAAGATGGTGCTGCTGCAATGGAAGAATTAGCAGCTTCTGCTACTGGTATATTTTCAAATGAGACTGTTGCTCAAGCTGAATTATTCAACGACACTATGAATAGATTAAAAAGGCAAATATTAGTACCCTTACAAGCTGCTTTTATAAGTTTATCAATTAGTGTACTAGATACTTTTGAAGCATTAGGCTTGATAACTGCTGAAGAAAAAGGTTTAACATTAGTAAGGCATGATTTAGAAAAATTAAATGAAGAATTAATAGAACAAAATAGACTAATTGCTAATGGTATGACCCATAGAAAACATAACGCCAAAGCAATAAAAGACGAAATTTTATTGTTAGAAGAAAAAGAAAAAAAACTTCTAGCTGAACAAGAGCGTTTAGCAAATATAAAGAAGGCTAAAGATAGAGATAAAAAAGCTGTTGAAGATCAGATAAAAGTGGTTGAAAATTTTTCAAATACAGTTGAAGGACAATTAACTAACTCTTTCAGAAAGTTTTTTGATTTTACAAATGCAGAATTTTTAAATTTTGGTAATTTAGCAAAAAGCGTTTTAAATCAAGTTATTAATGAAGTTATTAGATTAATGATAATTGCACCTTTAGTTAAATCTATTACTGGTACAATTACTGGTGGTCTTTCAGATATTTTTCCAAGCCTTAAAGTTCCTAGTGCTGATGGTGGTGGTTTCACTGGTTCAGGTGCAAGAGCAGGTGGTATGGATGGTAGAGGTGGTTTTATGGCTATGTTACATCCAAATGAAACTGTAATAGATCACACGAAAGGACAAGGGATGGGTACTACAGTAAACTTTAATATAAATACAGTTGATGCTACTGGCTTTGACCAGTTGCTACTTTCAAGAAAAGGTACAATTACTCAAATAATAAATAACGCTATGAATAATCAAGGCAAAATGGGCGTGGTGTAATGAGTGGTGCATTTCCAACAAGTCCTAGTTTTAGAACTTTAAATTTTAAAGATAATAGACCTACTTTACTAAATCAAACTATATCTGGTAAAAAACAAGTTAGACAGATTGGCGGTCAATATTTTTCTTTTACTGTAGCAATGCCACCATTAGAACAATTAGATTCACAAGCTATCTTTGCTTTTTTACAAAAACAAAAAGG